ACCAAGTGCGCCGCGCCGGAGGCGTCCGCCTCGGCAAAGTAAGTGATCGCCTGCGCCGCCGGAATGATCAGCGTCGGCTTTGGAATGCCGCCGGTGTATACCCACGATCCGTTTTGGGCCACGACATGCCGCATCCCGTTTCCGCAGATGCGGACGCTGCCGGAAATACTTATCGAACCTTGCGAGGCGTACATATGCGCGTCGGAGCAATTGCCGAACTCGTTAACATTCCAAATAATGACAGTGGAGCCGGGTGTTGCCCACACGCCGGCTCCTGGCTCGTCGCCCATATTGGTGTCGCTTTCGTAGCGAAAGCCTTGGAGCGCATATGGGCCGCTGCTGGTCTGAATTGCCGAGCCCTGGTTCGCGTGAATGACGCAATTGGCGGGCACCGAGGTGTTGCCGATCAGGTAGATTGTTCCGGTCCCGTTGATCGCCGGCAACACGGTCCTGCCATACACGCCATCGGCCACATTTATGGTGACGCTGAAGCCATTGAGATTGTAGAACGACGCCTGATTGGCCGCTCTCTGGATGGTCTTGAAAGCCGACGTCGGCGTCAGGCCGTTGTTACTGTCATTGCCTGTTGCGGTGTTGACGTAATAGGTCTTTGGCGCGTTCAGCTTCGTCGAGTTGAAAATTCCGAAGATCGCCTTTAGCAACTGCGTCAGGTCGGTGTTGGCCGGCGGCGTACTTGATCACCGCGACGATCTCGCGCTGATCGAATTCGATGCCCTCGGCCGGCGGGATCGAGCCCTCAATCCCCACTGCCGTGTTGCCATTCACGTAGGCCGCATTCGTATCGGTTACCCCGAAAGGTTGGTTGTAGCGAATTTTAGCCTCCTATTTGACCGGAGCGCCGCTTGATCCAGCCAATCTTGGCTCCATCGCTGCGACGTTGCTTCACCAATGGATCAACGGAAATCTGCCCCAACTTTGCTCTGAACTCAGAATCCGCCCATCGCTTTTTTGCCGCATCACTTTTCGCTTTTGACTTATGGCGCGCCGCATCGGAAAACGTCTTCCTGTATTCAGGACGCGACCAGACGAGTTTCATTCGCTTAGATTGTTCGGCGATCAGTTTCGGATCGCTCCAAGTCTGTCGATTTGTTTCGATTATTTTCGCTCGTTGCTCTGCCGATAGGCGATGGCCTCTGCTGGCCCCCTCTCCACCGCTCCAATAATTCCAAAGCTGGCCTTGCGGCGCGGTAGCAATTTCCGCAATTTCGCGCTGATAAGCTTCCTGATCAGTCAATTGATCAGCGATAACGACTTCTTGAATCTCAGCACCGCTGAGCCATGCTTTAGTCAATCGATTGTAAAAATGAGATGCACGAACAGTTTCCCCGACAGCACGCCGACGCGCAATGCTTCTGACGAGTCGCATGTGAGCACGCACACGCGTCGTCGATCCCTTACCGACATATCGAACGATGCCGTCCACCACGATGTTGTAAACGTATGCGCGTTTCATCATGGTGCGCCTTCCATCGGATCGCCGGGATGGCTTAGGCTCGTGTAGTCGAAAATGATGTGCGTGTGCGCCGGCTTCCAACGGTTTAGGAGGCATTCTAGATCGGTCGCGCGCCCGATGCGCAGATGCGGGTCGACGCCGACTTGGCCCTTGGTGACGCGGAACCATGTGAACGCTGGCTGATGAACGTGAACGGTCCAGCAGTAGCGGTTCTCTGGCGCCCCGATGCCGTAGTTTGGCCATTCCGACAGCTCGCCGCCGGCGACGTTCTGCCCCTGCGGATTTTTGATCGGCTGGCCCCATTCGTTATACATTGGGTTTGAGCCGTCGCCATAGACACGATTATCCCCGCATCGATCGATGCCGCAGACGAAAACCCGATATTCCGTGATGGTTATCGTGTAGCCGATCATTGCCGCGATTTCGATGAAGAATTCGCGGCTCTGCGCGCCCTCCATCGTCATCCGCATGACGAGGGCGACCTGGCGCTGGCCTATGGTCTGCGGTTCGGCGTAGCAAGGGTCTGGCAGCCCCCAGTTGCGCTCCCAGTCAAGCAATAGCTCGATCGTCTGGCGCGGGTCGCTCTCACGCTCCAGGAGGTCCGCAGCGCGCCCGTCGACAAAGCCCCAATAGTCGCAAAGGCCCACACATATCTGCACAAGCACGCTCTCGGGCGAATGCTTCGGCCAGGCCTGACCTTGCGGCAAAAGTGTCAAGAAGGCCTGCGTGTAATCCGCCCCCGTCCTGCGAATGTGCCGGTCGACCGGTGGATCTAGCCAAAATCCGAGCGGGGTGAGCATTGTTCTACGAGTACAGAATCGTTTCGAGGACAGCCATGTGACCGAGCGAAGGCATCACATGGTCGGCAGTTGTCGCGAGCTGAAATGATTGAACGCTCGGCGCATTCATGATCGCGTAGCTGACCCAGGCCGCATAGATCGTCTGCCCCGGCGCGGCCATGGCGAAAAGCATGTCCCGAATGCTCTGCTCGATCTGGGCCTGCGCCTCGGCAGTATTCGGCACGAGATTCGCGATCGTAATGTCGAGGAACTCTTTGATCGGCGCCACGATGTAGCAATCTTTCACCGTCACAGGCCGCTTCTTGTCGATGTAGTCGGCAACCGTTTGAACATCGGCCGGCGTCGGCCAGCCGTCGTCAGAGGCGCGCAGATTGTCCATCAGAAAGCGAACCGTGATGGTGCCAATGCCCTGCTCGGGCGCCGCCCAGGCGCGGGTGACGCCGGGCACCGCGAGCGCCCACGCGACGTAGTCGGCGACTGCGCCACCCATCGGCGGATTGCGGATACGCTGCAGGACACGTGCGCGGAGCTGGTCGTCGGTCTCAATGTCGGTGCCACCCGTCAAGCCGTAAGTGGTCGCCAGCGACGCGACGTTCGGCACCGCGAGCGCGAGCCCGGAGCCGTCGGGAAGGTTGCCGAAAGAGCCAGGGTCGAGTGCGCGTATATTCCCGGTGACGAGCGTTGACGCCGACGTGGTGATATCCTCAAGCGTTTCGAAACTTATCGAGGCATTGTGAGACGTAGCATTGAGCGGCAGCGTAAGACCACTGTCGAGCAACGTGTTTGCCGGGATCACGGCGCCGTCGACGAGCCCTTGAAATGTCGCGGTACCGGTTGCGAGCGTCGCAAGCTTGCGACCCGTGGTGCCGTCCGCATTGACGAGCCAGATTTGTCCGTGCCGGTCAAGCCACTCGGTCTCGGCGGTATCCGGCAGGAGCTGCAGCGAGAGCCAGTCGACATATTGCAGCGTGAGATGGCAGAGCGCGCCCTGACTGTCCGACATGACGCGCAAGATGCTGTTCGGCACATTGGCATCGGCGCCGGGCAAGGATGAGTTGACGGCATCGCGCACGAGCGAGCGCACGTCGCGCAACGTCGGTGTAGACCAGGGCATTCGTTACGACTCCAGGGAATCCCACAGCACCGCGTAGCGCAGCTCGATCGCTGGCAGCGGCCCGCGGTAAATGGTGAGCAGCGCATCGATGCGTTGTTTGTCGACTCGCGACACTACGATGCTGTAACTCGTGCAAATGCGCCGATCGACGAACGGCTGGATGGCGTCGCGAATGTAGTTTTCAATCACGACCAGGGTCGAGCCGTCGCGCGACGAAGCCGAGTTGATTTTCGATCGCCGCAAAAGCCAGAGCTTCGAACCGATCGGCCAGCCGTTCCAGATCAGTTCGGCGTCGAGGTCGCCCCACCAGCCGCAACGATCGGTGCTATCCGGGTCGGGCAGTATGTCATTTTCGCTCGCGATCGCGTTGGTTCCGAGTGCAACGCAGATAGCCGTTGCGAGGGCCTGCGAATCATCGAGCGTGCCGTCCGGCAAGAGCCGCCAATCGAGGGTGACCGAATAGCGCGGATAGATTGCGTTTTGTACGAGCCGGATATCCGGGACGGTCGACGCCACCGCTCAGCCTTTCTTGCCGAGCGAATTGACGCACGGCCCCGACAGCGTGACGAGATAGTCAAAAGATCCTTTGCCGGCCTCGGCGCCGACATACACCTTCTTGTCGGAATTGATGTGAAGATAGGTGTTGCCGTCCTGCAGCATGTGATGCACTTGCGCGCCCGACACGCGGGTCTTGTCCTTGGTCACATCGACGAAGCGGTAGGACTTCTGGCCGTCCTTGTAGACGGCCTCCTGGCCACGTTTTTGCTGCTGCTGGCCACTCTGGCTGCTCGTGCCCCCGCTGCCGCCGCTGCCCCCACTAGCATCGCGCGCGCTTCCGGTATTGCTCGACGAGCCGCTGCCGCTGCCCGCTTGTTGATGGGTCGCATTGCTCTCGCTGTCCGACGGCACCAACTGCATGCGCACCGTTTTGTCTTGCGGCGCCGACCAGAAACCGCCGTCCTGCGTCATGTGGAATTGCTGCTTGTCGCCGCGGCCGCGGAACATCGCGGTATCGCCCGCCAGGAGCTTGAACAGGCGATGGCGCCGATCGTCCATATTGCCGCTGACGGGGAACGAACGGCTTCCGCCCATGAAACCGATAAAGGTTTCGGCGCTTCCGACGATCTTGCCGAGCGCATCCTTTTCCGCATCGAACACGACGCTCGTGAAGCCGTAGTTTTGGGGCGCCTCGATCCCCTTGCGGGTCTCGTTAGCCATGAAGTTGCCGGCCATCTCCTGCATGAACTTGGTATCGTCGACCTTGTCGACCACGCTGCGGGCGCCGCCCGACGAGTAGGCTCGCAGCGAAGTGTGGAGCGGTGTTGCGCGGTGCATGTCGTTTCCTCACGGACCCGGATTGAAGTTGCGCTTGTCCCGCAACAAGCCCGGCATCACGAGATCAAGCGTCGTGATGGTGCCGGTGTTGCGGTCCTGGCTGAAAGTGCAATTCTGGATCTTCATCGTGTTATTGAGCAGCGCCATTGGCGAGCGGATAAAGACATCGTCGCCGGCATTCCAAAGGTTGACGCCGTCGCTGAGCCATCCCTGCACGACGACAGTCGCGGAGATCTCCGTGTAGTCGTGCCAGTCCGCTTCGGTCCTGGCCCGCTTCGCCAACTCGGCCAAGGTCTTCACAGGCTGCTCGGCCGGTGTGATGAGAAGGCTTTGAGGAATACGCGGAATGATGGTCTCGGCCGTGTTCGTCATCTCGCTCGCGGCTGAGCCGGCATCGGCATCGGAGGCGGGCTTTTGAGCGTCGACGCGATATTCGGCGTAAATCTGCTCCTGCGTAATCGTACATTGGCACGACTTGATATTGACCCCCTCGATAAGCTGGCCGGTGATCGCCGCTTGATGGTCGCCAATGAGCAAAAAATTTCCGTATTGATCCGAGCCCATCACAATGCCGCGAACCCGCGCGAGACGTTCAAGGAAATCCCAGATCAGCT